ATCTGCCCATCGTCTTGATGGCTCGCGCCTGCCACACCTGGCTCAGTGCGAACGACGATCTCAACACCTACCGACTCTGCGGGGTTCTGTTCTGCATCGCCCTTCTCGCCGTGCTGTGGGGGTGTGCCCATGGCTAAGCGCACTCAAGGAAATTCGCCGACCCTCAGCAGGGAGGAAGCACTTTTCCAAGCGCTGAACTCAGCGAATCTGGCCATGGGCGACATCGAGGGACTTTGCCAACTGCTCTTTAACGAGCAATCGATGTTCGACGCGGACTTCCCGGCACCGATAGCTGCAGCCATCAGCATGATCCATGAGCGTGCTTCTGCTGCAGGGAACGCAATGCAGGAGGTGCTGTGATGAGGCCTTCAACCGCAATCACGGCGTCTCATGGGGCCAATGTAGATGAGGATCCCATCGAAGCTCTCGTCCGTGGCGGGGTTCCGATTCGGACATTACTCGGACATTACCTCTGCAGCATCGACTGGCTCGCTGCCCGACTCGATCAGAAGTTCCGGCTCTGCTACTACGGTCAGGATGGTGAAGTGGTGACTGAGGCGGTATCTGCGGTCTCGTTGCTCACGAGAGGCAAGGAGCTGGGCTGGCACCCACTGGAAGATGAGCCGACCGAACTGGGTTGGCCGGAGATCTTCGAGGAGACCACGCACCATGAGCGCGGCGGCGTCCATTGGTACTCGTCCGCAGTCTCGGACACGGACGGAATGCTTCCTTTGGGTCTGCCGAAGTCAGTCATTGAGGCCGACCGCAGGGCATCGGAAGCGAGGGCGAAGAAAGCGCAGGCGCGCCTAAAGCGGGAGCAGCAGGCGGAGGCCAGGAAAGCTGCTGCTGAAGCCAAGGCCGTTGCTCAGCGCAACATCGAACGCGTCACCAAGTCCCAGCAGCGAGAGGCAGCTGAAGCAGGAAAGCCAATCTCCGTTGCTACGGCGAGGCGAAGGGCGCGGGCTTTGATTCGCCAGTGGGAGAAGGACGTCGCCACTGTCATGAAGCGTTTCACGGATAGCCAGGAGGGCAACCATGGCCAGTAACACGAGCAGGTTCAGGCGGCCGATCCGATTCAATCGGACCCGCGCAAACCCAATCCAGCGCTTGCCGTTCTACCGCCAGAGCCACGCCAAGACCGGTGACTACTGGCGGATGCCGGAGGTGCGTGGCCATCTGATGGGCCGTGAGATTGGCAGGGTGTGTTCGCTCGCATTTGTGCAGGCCTTCTGCGGCGCACTGACTAGCCACGAGTTCCTGCGGGAAGCTCACCTAGCCAACTTGGTTCTTTCAGCCATTGAGGCCCATGGCGGCTCAGTTCCTGAGGAGCAGAGGGGAATTCTCAACGGGTTCTTTGGAGCTGATTCACCCTTGGTGGAATTGATGAAGCTCGGAGCCGGTGCCAGAACTAACGGGAAAGACTACGAGGAATCTCAGCTGGAAGAAGCACTTACCCATCTATCGAGCCTGACGTCGGACAGCTACGGCTTGCTGCGAGATTCCACTGTGGCCAGTCTTATTCCAGAATCGAGAAGCAAGCCCCGACTGGTGCTGGAGAGTCCCCAGGCAGCTCCGCCAGCGAACAAATCCCGCAAGCCCGACTAGTCCCGGAGGATAGTAATAGTGAACCGTGAGCCCTTTGACTTCCTCAAAGATAGCCCTGTTGATTTTTTCGACGAGGGGTCCTGGGATCCAGGCGATCTCCTCACTCGTGAGTACGACCACGGGTTGGCGTTCGGTGTGCTTAAGACGATGGTGGAGGACGCCAGGTCTGCGCTAGAGGGAGTGCGCCCGGAGGGCGTCCGAGCGATTCTTCAATTTGCCGATGCAATGCTGGATGCAGGAGCACAGGAGGGACTGTTCCGGGATGAGCGCGGTCAGCCTCTGGCATGGACGCCACAAACGGCACTGAAGGTGAGCCACCTTACCTTGCTGCCGCACGTGCTGGAGTTACTTGGCAAGGACTCGTTTCTACTCGGAGACGCAGAGCTAGGCGTTCAGGCCTTCGAGGTGACCCCGGCTAGGTTCTGTGCCGCCTACGTCCTGAGATCGACCTTCTCAGCTATCGACTTTGGCTACGACAACGGTATCGACGATCTTCCCATCTGCTATCTGATGCAGGCATCGGCCGTCTATGGCTACCTATCCGTCCTGACCAGTACGGGGACGGATTCTGTGCGCGGGATTGTGGTTCAGGGAGCGAAGAGCGAGAGCGCCCGAGCATCCGCGTCTCTTCGGTGGTCCAAGGATCCTAGTCGAGACATGTGGACTACGGTCTTTGCCGAGTGGTCGACATGGCGAGATGACCGTAGTTCTATGCCTAAGCCAGCCGACTTCCGAAGGGCAATGCAGCTTCGTTTCCCGGATCTCGTCGACGGCACTCTCAAGAACAAGATGTCTCTGTGGGAGCGCCAGTTCCGTAACGATGCAGGCACAGTGTCACGCTAGTAGCAGCGTGACCAACGGCAGAGGGAACTGCTCATTAATAGCTGCCCCCGCCGCACAGCGGCCACACGGTGCAGTCAGTGGATACACATGGACAACGGGACTTCCGGCCCTTCATTCCGGAATGCGCAAAAGTCGGCATTGGTCGCTCCAAGGCCTATGAACTGGCGAACGCAGGCCTTCTTGAGACGGTCAGCATTGGCCGTCGTCGATTCGTATACCTGGATAGCCTGTACACGCTCCCCGCGCGCCTGGCGAGGGAAGTCCGGGAGGCCGTTCAATGAGCGGATTCGACTTCTCCGACCTGAGCGCCGACCAGCGGCGTCTGCTGGACTTCGGTGGCTGGACCGCCGATCACCCTCATGCCGAAACCAAGCCGGCCCGTAAGGAGGCTGTGGGTCTGATTGAGCGCGGTCTTCTTCTGGCCGTGAACGTCCGCAGGCGTGACACGTATGGTTCCTACTCCCTGACCGAGTACCGGGTGCCTGATACCGCTCGCCGGGCATGGGCACTGCACAAGGAGGCCGCGCCATGACTTCCGACACAATCCGGGCCGGCCGAGTGGCAGCCAAGGGGCGGACCTTGATGCGCCTACCCGAGGTAGTCGCGGCCTGCGGTATTTCCCGCTCCCTCATCTACAAGATGGCGAAGGAAGGCCAGTTCCCCGGGCCCATCCGCGTAGCTGCCCGTCTGTCCGCCTGGGACTCGGAGGCTGTGCAGAGCTGGATCGACTCCCGCTGCGAAGAAGGGAGGGCGACCTAATGGCTACTGGAATCGTCCACGTAGAGTTCCACGGGGCCGAACTGATCGGCCGACTCCATCAGGGACAGCCCTTTGTGGCGATGCGACCCATTGTGGAGGCCATGGGCTTGGACTGGTCCAAGCAGCTGGACAGGCTGAAGTCCCACCCGGTGCTGGCCCGCCAACTGTCTACCTTAAGGGGGATGGTTGCTGGCGATGGTAAAGGTCGTCAGATGCAGGCGTTGCCCCTGTCCAGGCTTCCGTTCTGGCTGGCCACTGTCAATCCCAACAAGGTGAAGGCAGCAATCAGAGAACGAGTGATTCTGTTTCAGGAGCAGGCGGCCGACGCCCTTGCAGCTGCGTTTCTCTCGAATGGGGAAAGGCGTGATGCGGCAATGGCAAAGCGCGTCGCAGGAACCGTCATGTGCCGGATCTTGCACGACACGCTGGTGGGCCTCGGGAAGGACCCGAAGGGCTATGACTACGCGACAGAGCATCGTCTGGTGAACCACTGCATCACCGGCATGTTCCAGGGCGTGTCCGAGGACTCCCTCTCGACTGACCAACTGAAGCTCCAGCAGGAGCTGCGGATGCAGAACGCAGTCTGGATCGGGCAGGGCATGGCCTACCGGGATCGCAAGCCTCTCCTTGAACGGCATGCCGCCACATGGTGCCGCGCGCAGCTTGGCTTGGAGGCTTCCAATGGCCACTAGGGCGACGCAACAGCTGCTGCACGGGCCAAGCGGCCTGCTGGTCTCACCTGCGACAGGAGAACTCTGGAGTGCCTGCGGGCGGTTGATGGGCCGCAAAAGCAGAGACGGATACATCCGGGTCATCGTGCGTCTGGCGGGTGGCTCCTGCGCGACGTGGTACGCCCATAGGCTCGTCTGGGAGGTCGTGCACGGCTCTGTCCCAAGGTCTATGCAGGTCGATCACCTCGATGGCAATCCGTCGAACAACCGGCTGGGAAACCTTCAGCTAGTGACTGGTTCGGAGAATCGGCGCCTGCAGCGTGCGCGGAGCATGGCTAAGTACGGCAGCCCTTCTTCCACCTGCAAGCTGAGCATTGCAGAGGTACGAGCAGTGCTACGTACCGTTGAGACGGTCCCCACTAGGGTTTGGTCACGTCGATACGGTGTCGACGCTACAACCATCAGGCGCATCCGCCAACGGAAGACTTGGCAGCACGTCGAGGCAGGGAAGAGCCGTAGGGCCGAACGTTCCAAGCGTGGCTGAGGCTGCGTCTACCGCCCTTGGGGGGCACATGCACAGTACAGGCCACGACCGCGTGCAGCGGTCTGCAGAGGGCGCTACCGGCTACGCGCCGGCGCAGCCCAAGAAGAACATCGACAGGCGGCGCCAGAAGCTCCAAGGGCGCTCTAAGGGGCCGCCCTTCTTCATGATCGAACACAGAATCTCCGACTCGCCCGAGTTCGGCAGACTGTCCGGCAATGCGGTGAAGCTGCTGCTGGAGCTGGCTCGGCAATACCGCCCGGGAAAGAACGGCGATCTGAGCATCCCTTGGTCGATGCTGTCCACGCGTGGATGGAAGAGCAAGGCGACGGTCCACAACTCCAAGCTGGAGCTCCTGGCGGCCGGCTGGATCATCGAGACGCGAAAGGGCGGCAAGAACATGTGCAGCCTGTACGCCCTGACGTACTACGCGATTGATGAATCAGAGAAGCACCTAGAACCGGCGACTGTCACTCCACCGAACCTCTGGAGGGGACGCAATGGCTAGTCGCTATGTGGGCCAATGTGGTCGCTATGCAGGCCAATCCCCCAACGAGTTGGCCCGCATACAGACCTACGAGGTCGCAATGCAGGCCAGTCAGGCGGTTATCCACAATGCCCTGAGGTCGCTATGTGTACACCCTTCTAGATATATACCAAGCGGAGCGTGCTTCCACTGCTTCAAGGCACTGTCTTTAGGGCTTAGAGCCTGGGCGGTCGTTCCGCTGGCAAATCGGTGCATCGAACTGACCGGTTCGCGTGACGGACTGGTTCGCCAGGCGGACGGCCAGCGGTATAGGGAGGGCGCCTATGGCAGCCCGAGACCATGAGGGCTATGTGGAGCTGGTGCTGCTGTCGGACGACTCTGTCGACTTGGTAGTAAGGGCCATCGCTGGCGCGTTCGGTTTCGGGGTGCCCACTCGGCCCACAGTCCGGCACGCATCAAGGCGAAGGTCCAGCGAGGAGACCGGCCCGGATGACGGTGCGTACCTTCCTATCCATCGGGTGCACTCGATTGAGCAGGCCGCATCCAAGTACCTTCCGACGCAGGTGGCGGCCCGTAAGCAAGTGCTCGAAAGCTTCAGTCCGAAAGATCGCCAAACCGTGCTGGATTTTGACCAGATGGCGGTGATGCGCTCGACGGCCGCGGCTGATCGCACTCGGCAGCTAAGGGGCTGGAAAGCGCAAGGCTCGCTGACAGCTGCGCCTGCCAAGGGACCGAGCAGGCTGGTGCTGCACGCATTGGCGGACGCGCAGCTGGACGGTCCTCTTGGTGCTTGGCTGATGCTGTATGCCATTGGCGACCAAAGGGCGTGGCCAGTGGTCTGTCGGCACATGACCGCCTGCGGGCACCCCGACTGGGCTTCACTCGAAGCCGCCAGGAGACTGCTAGCCGGACGCCACCAGCAGTCCTATCGGGAGGCGGCCAAGGACCAAGCCCGCCAAGAGGCGCGGTTTCGTCGCGAGGTGCAGTCGGCCGAGAGGCGCCTGCTCGAATGGCTGGCTCGCGCCAGCCGGAGAGTTGCCGCCGCAATGGGCTCTGCCTGCGAGTAGTAGACCTACATGGACGGCAGTGGACGCGGGAGTCAAAAGCACCCGGATTCCGACCTACCTAGTAGGGCCCCACGTCCCCCCAAGGGCGGGTCCGGGCGGCAGCCCCCAGAGAGCTGCCGCCTTCTTTTTTTTGCGACTCAAAGCGCGCAACCGAATTCGGCACGCATGCAGGCTGCCACTTAGGCAACGGAGATCTGATGCCACCAATCATTGTCGACAATGCGATCTCCGATGCGCCGGGCGTGCGCGCTGAGGGGCTGCGTGCTCAGTACGTGGACTGGCCCGGCCATGACGGTGAGGTCTACAAGCGCGTGTCGCTGACGCCGGTCCCTGGGCTGCAGGAGGCCATTGAGGCGCAGCTTGGACCCGTGGACATGCTGGGCATGGGCTACCGCCTTAACTTTGATGGTGAGCTGCCCAATGCCGCGATCCACTCCGACATGGGCTGGGGCACGCACGCCGCTGTGCTCTACCTGAGCGAAGGCGAGGGCGGGACCGCCTTCTGGCAGCACAAGGCCACTGGTGCCAAGCGCATCGACCCCGGCGACGTGGCTCTGTTCGAGGCCATCAAAGGTGATTGGGACGCAGCCGACCGCTGGGATCAGACCGGGCTGGCAGAAATGAAGATGGGCCGGATGGTGATCTACGAGTCGGCCATGTTCCACAGCCGCTGGCCGTTTGCCGCCTTCGGAACTGACTACGAATCTGGCCGCCTGGTTGCGGTGGCCTTCTTTACCCCGAGGGGCTGATGACCACGATCCGCAAAGCAACTCTGGCCGACGTGCCGGAGATCGTCCGCATGTCCGCAGCTTTCTACCCGACCACGCACTACGCGCAGTGGTGCGAGATGGACGAAGCAAGCGTCGCGGGCCTCGCCAGTGGCCTGATCGAGAACGACGTGTTCTTCGTGGCCGAGCAGGATGGCGCGCTGGTCGGCATGGTTGGCGTGATGCTGGTCCCGTTCCTGTTCAGCCGCGACCACCGGTTTGCCACAGAGATTGTCTGGTGGGTCGCTCCGGAGGTTCGCGGCACGTCGGTGGCCGCCCGCCTGTTGGACGTGATCGAGGCGCCCTGCCGCGAACGTGGAGCGGCTCGCGTCCAGATGGTCCACATGCCCAACAGCCCGCCGCAAGCCGCAGCTCTGTACGAGCGCATGGGCTATGCGCGCTCCGAAATTTCCTACACGAAGGATCTCTGACAATGGCCGCTATCACCGCAGCAGCAGTGGTCGGCGCCGGCATGGCCTATTCGGCCAACCGCCAAGGCGCCGCACAGAAGAAGGCGGGCCGCGCCCAAGCAAGCGCAGCCCAGCAGACGCTGGACACCCAGCAGGGCATTTACGACCAGTCGCGGCAGGAGGCCATGCCGTATTTGGAGGCCGGCAACAACGCGTTGACCGGCCTGAACGCGCTGGCGGCTGGCGATTACTCGGCCTTCGAGAACTCGCCGGACTACCTGTATGCCCAGCAGTCCGGGTTGGCCGGGCTGGACCGCAGCGCTGCGGCTCGCGGCGGCCTGTATTCGGGCGGCGCTGATGCCGACCGCATTGCGCTGGCTTCCGGGCTCGCCACACAGAATCTCGGCAACTACCGCAACTCCCTGATGGGCCTGGCCAGTATGGGCCAGAACCAGAGCCAGTACCTGGGCCAGCTCGGCCAGAACTACGGCAATCAGTTCGCCAACGCCATGGGCCTCAAGGGGCAGGCCAACGCCCAAGTCGCATCTGCTGGCCCGATGACGCAGGCAGGCTACGGCAATGCTTTGGCAGCGGCAGCCAGCACTTACGCCGGCGCGGCAGGTGGCGGCGGCAACGCACTGTCCGGCTGGCAGCCTTCGTCGGCTTGGGGCCAGTCAGTCACCGCGTCGCCAGGATCCAATCAGGGTTTTGGCAACAACATGCAGAATTTCCTGGCCTTGGGTAATGGCCGCAAATCCAGCTTCGGCGGCTGAGGGAGCTAGCAATGGCAGACTACCAACAGAATCTCCTGGCATCTCTCCAGGGCGGCTTGAACTTCGGGCAGCAGATAAAGAAGCAACGCGACACCAACCAACTGAACCAGCTTGCTTCCCTCTCCTACAGTGCCCCGATGGAGCAGCGGAACTCGCTTTTGGGGCAGATGGCGGCAATCGATCCAGAGGCTGCCCAACAGCAGCAGAAGGCGTTCGTAAGTGACGATGATCGCCGTACCACCACGATGGTAAACATGGCGAAGTTGCTTACGACCATGCCGCCAGAGGCCCGAGAGAGCCTGTACAACAACCGGATGCTCCCCGAGCTGCAGAAGATGGGGGTATCTGGCGCCCCTCGGTGGTCCCCGGAAACCGAGGCGGTCATCATGAAAAGCGCCAATGACCTCTACATGGCTGGCACCGGCGGCCAAATGCCGACGGATGTTCGGTCCTTCCAGATGATGACGGCGGGTCTTTCGCCGGAGGATCGTGAGAAGGCCCGCCGGATCAACCTGGGGCTCGATGGCCGCGCATCCACCTCGGGCTATAGCCAGGTGAAGTTCACTGGAGCCGATGGCCGCGAGCGCGTTGGAGTGCTCAATGGTCGAACGGGCCAGATCGACCTCCCGGACGGCACCAGCTTCAACCCGCAGACCGGAACAATCTCGCAGACAGCCCAGCAGCCCCAGCAGCAGGCTCCGGCCGCCGGTCTTTACGCCACGCCGAGTGGACAGGTCCGTATCGGCGAAGGCATCACCCCCGACCAATGGCAGCTTATCCAAGCTGATATGGCCAACAACGGCGCTTCGGACAACTACCAGATGCCCGTGCGGGACGTGACCCCTGCGCAGCGTGCGGCCTCTGGCGGTGTGTTTGTGGGCCGGGCTCCGGAGGAGCAGGCGGCTCTCACGGAAGCAGCAAAGGCCGGAGTCGACAACGCAAACTTCCCCAACAGGCTTGCCCAAGAGCGCCAGTTGCAGGACGTCAAGACTCAGGGGGCGATCACTCAGGCTGCGGGCACCGCTACTGCGGAGGCGCAGGCCAAGGATGCTGCTCAGCGTCCTAAGCGCATCCAGCAGTACAGGCAGGCCCTGGCCGCAGCTGGGAACGTTGAGAAGTCCCTGGACAAGGCCCTTGGCCTGCTGAGCCCGTATTCGACTGGCTACATAGGCGCGCGCTCTCGTGGGGTTGAGGGAGGCCCGTCCTACAACCTGGCTGCTGAGCTGGAAACGATCAAAGCCAATCTCGGCTTCGACAGACTGCAGCAGATGCGTGATTCGTCACCCACTGGTGGCGCACTCGGTGCCATTGCTGTGCAGGAACTGGTGGCGCTGCAGTCCACGATTGCCAACTTGGATCCCAATCAGTCGGAAAGCCAGATCCGGGCAAACATTGAGCGCGTTCAGACGCACTACAAGAGCTGGAGGTCTGCGGTGGAACAATCGCTGGCAGAAGAGGAACAAGCTCAGAATGCGCCGGCCGCTCCGTCTCCGGCTCCTGCAGCTGCGCCGGCCTCCTCGAGCTACAGCAATCTCTGGAACTGACCATGGCCAAGAAGTGGATTGAAGTCGCTGCCTCTCCCGCGTATCAGGCGCTCTCGCCGGCGCAGCAGGAAGAGGCGCGAAACCAGTACTGGAGCGAAGTTGTAGCTCCGAATGTGCCTGTAGCTGAGCATTCTCGAGTCCGTCAGTCGTTCGATAACGACACATCGCGCACGGTCAACTGGCCCGACCAATCACCGATGGAATTGGATATTGTCGGCGGGAAGCCTGAGCGGGCCGACTTTTCCGGCGTTACCTCTAGTGTCCAGAGCACCGCAGATGGCCGGCAGGCTGATGGCTGGATGCCGGGTGCTGGGCGTGACTTCGCATTTGGTGCCCGCTCGGTTCTGCAGAGCGCCGGCAGCCTTCTGGGCGCGGTCGGCGGCGACGCATTCAACAACTACATCGTCAATCCGATTGCGCGCGCTGTGGGCGCTCAGGAGGCGAGGCCATACCGCGAGGAGGCTGCAGCGCTGGGCGATACCCTCGGGCTGCCCAAGGCGCAGACCGGCATGGATCGGGTATATGGCGACGTGGGCGAGGCCCTCGGTGGGACTGCGCTGACGTTGGGCGTGGGATCAGGGCTCAACGCTCTGGCTAATCTTGGTCGGAACGCAGCCATCCGAACGCCGGGCTATGTGGCCCCAGCAGAGAACAAGCTGGCAGGATTTCTGACCGCGCAGCCAGGCCTGCAGACGGTATCGGCTGCCACTGGATCAGGCGCATCGTCCGTCACCCGAGAGTCCGGCGGCTCGCAGCGCAACCAGCTGCTGGCTGGTCTTGCGGGCGGCCTGGGCCCGGGTCTCGTCACGGCGGGTGGCGCAGCGGGCTTGCGCGGCGTTGTGCGTGGCGGATCTGGCGAGAACATGAAGAACCGTTTGGCCGACTTCAACGCGCTTGGAGCGCAACCGTCCGTAGGTCAGGCATCGGGCAACCGTATGGTGCAGGGGCTGGAGAATCTTCTGGCTCAGGCTCCCACCAGTTCGGGGGTCATGGCTCGGGCGGCGGAGCGTCAATCGGGCGAGATATCCAGCGGCTTGGGGAAGATGGCCAACGACTTCTCGCGTAGCGCTAGCGGGGAGCGTGCAGGCCGGGCAATCAAGCGTGGGATCTACGACGAGGGCGGTTTCAGCAGCCAGTTTAAGGCGACGCAGGATCAGCTCTACGACAAGGTTGACGAGTTGATTCCCCCCACCCAAGGCGTGGCAATGGGCAACACCCGCGTCGCCTTGGACTCCCTCAGTAATCCGATCAAGTCTCCTGGGGCACCGAATACTGCTCGACTGTTCCAGAACGGGCGCATTACCGGAATTGGGAATGCTGTTGAGGCGGACTTGGCGATTCCCACCCCCCAGCAGTTGTCGCTTGATGAGGCGGTTGCCAAGGTCAATCAGCTCTATGCATCGCGTGACTCTGCCTCTCAGGATGCTGGGCGGTTCGCTGCCTTTGCCAACGACCAGGCCAATGCTGCGCAGCGGTACTTCCCCGTGGCTGGACAGCCCCGATTCCCCGGCCGTTATGCACCTGCCCAAGCAAACGTTGCTCCGGGCCAGCAGGCCGCTGCTGAGGCTACCGGGATCGCACGTGATCGTGTTTCGCAGGCTGCAGAGATCGAGGCGACCATTGGCGACCTGACTGCCGCTGCAGAGCGGGCAGGCGGTCGGCTGCCCTATGAGGCTGTCAAGAAGCTTCGCTCCTTGGTGGGAGAAGAGCTACAGGATGCCGGGCTAGCGTCCGATTTCCCCAGGTCCAAGTTCAAAGCCCTATACGCGGCTCTATCGGAAGATCTGGGTGTCGCCGCTCAGGAAGCTGGCCCGGAAGCCGTTGCGGCCTACAGTCGGGCCAACGCCTACACCCGCGCTGGTATGCGTCGCATTGAAGACATTGAAAGCGTGATTGACCGTGCCGGCGGCGCTGAAAAGGTGTTTTCGTCGCTTATGGCCACTGGCAAGGAGGGTGGCTCCACACTGCGGTCCGTTCTTCAGTCACTGCCCGTCGAGAGTCAGCGGGCCGTTACCGCCGCCGCCATCAAGCGCCTCGGGAGAGCAAGTCCAGGTGCGCAAGACGCAACCGGTGAGGTGTTCAGTGCCCGGACCTTCCTCACCAACTGGAACAACGTCAGCACCGAGGCCCGCCGCGCGCTGTTCGACCGCTACGGAAAGGGTTTCAGCGAGCAAGTGGATCGCATCGCAAAGGTGGCCGACATGATCGACAAGGGCGCCGGAGTCTTTAAGAACCCGCCTGGCACCGCCAAGAGTCTGGCTGGCCTGACGTATGGCGCGTCGCTGGTGGGAAGCATGTTCACAGGCGGAACGGCGCTGCTCCTCGGAGCGGGCGTCAGCGCAAATGCAGCTGCCCGGTGGCTCACCAATCCGCGAGCAGTGAACTTCTTGGCCAACGCCACCACGCTTCCTAAGTCTCAGATCCCTTCGTTCATCAACTATGTCGCGCAAGAAGGGCAGAAGACGGGTGACCAGGATTTGCAGGATCTAGCCAAAGTACTTGGCAACGCGGAACAGGAAGTAGCCAACTCCTCCGACAATCGCAACGACACAGACAACCGGCGTTAGGACGACTTTGAGGCTCTCCCAGCCTGAGAACTCTACTTCCGCCTCACGATCCTTTTGAGCCCAATCCTTCGGCTGGCCGCCGACGTTGGACAGGTCGAACTTTTCCTTGCTCATCTGATCACTCCATGGGTACGTGATTTTCCAGTCATCGATGCTTCTCAGCGCATGATGACTCGTCAGTCTGCAGGCAGCAGATATAAGACCAGTCCTCCGCGCTGTCTCTTCTTCTAGCCTGCGCGGCATCCCAGGCAATTGCTCCGCACTGTTGGAGCCCAACAGCCGTGCCAAGGAACAGCTCATTCGGCTCCGCAGGTGGCTCCTTGCCTTCGTAGTAGTAGACGTTGAAGGTCTGAGTTTCAAGCTGCTTGCAGGTGAATCGAGAGTATTCCTTGCAGGAGTCTCGCTCGCAGCCCGTGAGGGCGAATAGCAGAGCTAGGGACGCCGCCGTCAGAGCGGGAGTAGTGAGTCTCCGCAGGCATCTGGTGTCCATAGCCCCTCCTTGAGTCGACAAATCGTAACACCAGCAGGGCGCCCCCCCTGCACAGAGGAATTGAACCCCATGAGGAAAGAGAACCGGCCCGCCGACGGTGCCAGCCAGCGCTCGGCTAAGCTCGATGTGCCTCTCGATAAGGGGCAGACCCTGGAGGAGAAGTCGGCCGGGCTGATTGCTGAGGGCATTGCCAGCAACGCCTTCGTCAGCCTGCTGTTTGCGCAGCACTCCGGGGTGGCCGGCGGGAACGAGCTGAACGAGCTGGTGAAGTCGACCCGGGCAGCTGTAGGGCGTGCTGCCAAGGGCGAGACCGACCAGGCCGATGGGCTGCTGACCAGCCAAGCCATTGCCCTGAATGCGGTATTCCTGGAGATGAGCCGTCGAGCGGCCCTCAACATGGGGGAGCACATGGGCGCCATGGAGACCTACATGCGGTTGGCGCTGAAGGCCCAGTCCCAGTGCCGGACCACCCTAGAGACCCTGGCCGAGATCAAGAACCCGAGAGCCGTGGCATTCGTGAAGCAGGCCAACATTGCCGGCGGCCACCAGCAGGTGAACAACCACCCCCCAGGCAGCCCGGGGCCGGTCCCGGATGAGGCCGGGCGCGCGGAAACCAAAAGACGGCCGAACGAACTATTGGAGGAGATCTCAGATGCGCAATGGCTGGACCCCAGAGCGGCGCCGGCGGCAGGCGCAGGCAATCCAGAACTGGCGACCGTGGGAGCAGGCGACCGGCCCGCGCAGCGCAGAAGGAAAGGCCAAGGCGGCTAGGAACGCCTGGAAGGGCGGGGAGCGGAAGGCGCTCCGCCAGCTGGCTGCTGTGCTTCGGGAAGTCAGGTGCTGACACAGGAGTCCTCACACTGCACAACTTTGTGCAGTGTTTGGAAATCAATGAGTTATCGGGTCGGGATCGGTCCATCGGCGAGGGCGCTGGAATTAATGGACGCCTCTACGTGCGCGAGCCCGCCGACCAGCAACCCGGAGTTTCGCGACAAGTACGCGCACGCGCGCGAGGCCGGCCGGGTCTTCGGAGTTTTCCGACGCCTCTATGCGGCCGCGCGATTCGGGCGGAACGGTCTAGGTCGGCCCAACTTCCAGTTATTGGAGACCCTAAAAGGAGCGCTTCCATGTTGCTTTGTGATGCCCCCCAAGTCCTATCGGCAGAGGGAGAGGTGGACTACGTAGACCTGATCACCCGCGCAGGCCTGGCGAAGGACCTGATCGGGAAGATCAACTGGCACTACCTCCTGCATGAGGACGGGTGTCCTGGGGAGGTTAGTGAGGCGTGTACCTGCGGACTTGTCGTGGCCTTCGTAGGGCGGTCTGCCATGGTGATGGTGGATAGCCACTATTCCTATCGGGCTGAGCCTATCAACTAGTTCCGCCGGTCGGGTGTAGCACTTGTTTGGAGCGAGGATGACAGCCCAAAATGATAAAAATAGCGAAGTTGAATAGGGGCGATCTATCAATGGCTGCAACTAAGGGATTCTTTGCTGTAGGTCGCGACAGCTTTCTGAAGGCATGCTCTCTCGGTATCAACGAGGGAGCTGCGTTTCTTGTTCTGGCTCGAGGGACGGGCGGAGACAATGTCACCACCAAGTGGAGCGCTGAGGCGGCTTCGAAAAGGCTGGGTGTGCGTTGGACTACGGCGCGAGACGCCGTGGCTTCCCTCGTCAAACAAGGGGTGGTTCTGTCCGAGCCCGGCAAGAGGCCGAAGTACAAGATCCAGCGCCAAGGTGATGATATCTGGCTTCCAAACGCGGTCGTTGATGGCGTCGAATCCGAGATCCCGCCAGTGACCAAGGTTCGGCAGACCCAAGACCCCATGGTCCTTCGTCTTTTCGTTGAGCTATATGCCCAGCAGAACTTGCGAGAGGATGGCGGCATTTCCCGCAAAGTGATCGAGAAGGCCTTCAAGCGGGAGAAGATTGGTCAGCGCGGCGCCCATGTGGTCTGGCTGTACGAGGTGGATAACACCTATCTTCGGTGGGGGAACGCTGCCACCGACCCTCACCGGTTGAAGGGTGTAAACGCCCCTGGCCAGAAGTTCTTCCAGCGATTCGGGATCCTGGAGGGCCTCGGGCTCGTTGAGTGGGTTCCGTACCTTTTCGAAGGTCCGAAGGGTGAGCCGATCCACCCGCTCGCTTGGAATGGAATTGACATCGAGAGACGGCTCTATGGGGCATGCGTGGCTGCCGCCAACGATCTGCTGACCGCCGCTCAGAAGGAGTGGCTCGAATCAAGTGGCAGAGGTGGCTGGCTGATTCCCGCCCCCGCTCACATGCTTGAAGTGACGATGTTTGGGATAGCGCGGCTTCGCTACCGGCCCCATACGCGTCTGACCTCAGCTTGGTGGGCGGACTACCAAGACACCTGCGCCCGGTTTGCGGAGGGCTACGAGTCGATTTCTGAGGCCAAAGCTGCAGCGGCTTAGTCGGCCTTGGGAAGACATCAAGGCTTTATCAAGGTTTTGATCAAGGTGGAATCAAGGTGATGTCAAAGAGAGTAAGAACACACTCTGCGCGCTTGCGCGCGCTGTCCGAAGATCGCCAAAAAGAAGAGCCAAGGGTGACTGCTGCATCTGCGTACTTGGCGGCACTCACCGGCCAGGTAACCTGGGGAGAGGTTGGACGAGCCGAGTCGCCGCTAGTAGAGGCGCTGGAGACCAGCTCGCGGAAGGTTCGGGTGGAGGACCTCCAAGGAGGGTGCCGCGTCTACTGGCTGTCCGCCCCCCAAGCGGGTTGAGGTCGGATTAGTAGGTGACAGGCGCTGCCATCGGAGGTAGCCACACCCACAGCGGCCCAACCCTTTGGGAGCCGTTCTACAGCCATTCCGAGAACTGCGTCGCCGTGGATCACGCTGGGCCGAAAGCGGGCATCGCCTCCAGCCTCGGGTCCGTGCAACAGGAAGGGGCGTATTCCCTTTGCTGCTGCTGCAGCGGCAGGCGCGCATTGATCGGCAGCGCGGCCGCTGAGCGTTAAGTAGCTGTAGCCCCAGCCGCCCGGGCCAACTCAGCCGCAACCTCGTCCCCCTTACGTTCGCTGTACCGGTCAACCAGGTAGTCCGACCGGCCTCGCGTCAGCAGCGTAAATTTCACCAACTCCTCCATCACGTCTACTACGCGGTCGTAGTACGGGGATGGCTTCATTCGCCCATCGTCATCGAACTCCTGCCAAGCCTTTGCAACCGACGATTGGTTGGGAATGGTCAACATGCGCATCCAACGACCAAGAACACGCAGTGTGTTGACTGTGTTGAACGACTGGGAGCCGCCACTTACCTGCATAACCGCCAGCGTCCGGCCCTGCGTGGGACGCACGCTGCCATCCTCCAGCGGCAACCAGTCGATCTGGTTCTTCAACACGCCTGTGATCGTGCCATGCCGCTCCGGGGAGACCCAAACCTGTCCCTCGGACCATTGCGACCACTCCCGCAGGCGCTGAACCTCGGGGTGGCTTTTCTCCACACTGTCCAGCATAGGCAGGCCATGGGGATCGAATAGGCGGGTCTCGCAGCCCATGTGACGGAGAAGCCGTTCTGCCTCCAGAGCCAGCTTGCGGCTGAACGACTGCGGGCGCAGCGAGCCATACAGCAGCAGGATCCGCGGCGCGTGTGCGCGGCCGGCGCCCAGCAGGATCGGGTCGGGCTGGGGAAGCGAGGCTTCGGCCAGATTCGGAAGGGTGGCACTTGCGATGGATTCATTCATTCGACTATTCTAGAAATATGGAAACGAAGAATGCAATCTCCGCTCTCACCGCCCTCGGCCATGCAACCCGCCTGGCCGCGTTCCGGATGCTGGTCGAAGCTGGGCCGGCCGGGCGAATGGCAGGTGACATCGCCTCCGCCCTGCAGGTGCCCCCGGCCACACTCAGCTTTCACCTGAAGGAGCTGCTGCAGGCCGGGCTGGTCGAGAGCGAGAGCCAGGGCCGCAACGTCTGCTACCGCGCCAACTTCAGCGCGATGACTGGCCTGATCGACTACCTCACCCATAACTGCTGCGCAGGCTCGCCCGCTCCGGGCTGCAGCCCCGCCTCCCCTGATTGCGCCTGCTGACCGGAGATCCCATTCATGACCACCCAACGCGTCCTGTTCCTTTGCACGGGCAACTCCGCCCGCAGCGTCCTTGCCGAAGCTACGCTGCGGGCATGGGCCGGTCATCGCTTCGAGGTATTCAGCGCCGGTAGCCAGCCCACCGGCGAGGTCAATCCGTTCGCCCTTGCCCAGTTGCAGGCCGAGGGCATTGCAACGGCAGGCCTGCGCAGCAAATCGTGGGACGAGTTCGCCGACGGCGCGCCGATGGACCTGGTGATCACGGTCTGCGATGCCGCAGCCGCCGAGGCGTGCCCGGTGGTATTCGGCGACTTCGTGCGTACGCACTGGGGCTTGCCCGATCCGGCCGCCGTCGACGGCAGGTCGGATGACAAGGCGGCCGCGTTCACGCAGGCACATGCCATCGTCAAGGCACGGTTGCTGGCGCTGCTGGCATTGCCAGCAGCCGCCTGGTCAGACCGCGGGCAGTTGAAAGACGCGCTGGATCGCATCGGTTTCGTGCAACCCGGGGACGGCCAGGCGTGAGCGCGCCGGCGCCGATGGGGTGGTTCGAGCGCTACCTGACGCTGTGGGTGGCGCTGTGCATCGTGGCCGGCACCCTGCTTGGCCACGCGCTGCCGCAGCCATTTGCTGCGCTGGCGTCGGCGGAGGTGGCCAAGGTCAACCTGCCCATCGCCGTGCTGATCTGGCTGATGATTATCCCGATGCTGCTCCGGGTCGATTTCAGTGCGATGCGCCAGCTCGGCCAGCATTGGAAAGGCATCGGCGTGACGTTGTTCATCAATTGGGCGGTCAAGCCTTTCTCGATGGCACTGCTGGGCTGGTTCTTCCTGCGCCACGTGTTCGCTGGCGCGCTGCCCGCCGCACAGGTCGACAGCTACATTGCCGGGCTGATCCTGCTGGCGGCAGCGCCCTGCACCGCGATGGTGTTCGTGTGGAGCAATCTCTGTCGAGGTGATGCGAACTTTACGCTGAGCCAAGTCGCGCTGAATGACGCAATCATGGTGGTTGCCTACGCCCCCGTAGTCGCTTTGCTGCTGGGGATTTCCGCGATCACTGTTCCATGGGGCACGCTGCTGCTGTCCGTTGGCCTGTACATTGTTGCGCCGGTACTGGTGGCTGCTCTTTCACGGCGGTGGATACTCTCGCGCAGTGGAAGCGCCGGTCTGCAGGTTGTACTGCGCCGGCTCGGGCCGGTTTCGCTGTCTGCCCTGCTGCTTACTCTGGTGCTGCTATTCGGATTCCAGGGACAGCAGATCGTCAAGCAACCGCTAGTGATCGCACTGATCGCAGTCCCTATCCTGATACAGGTCTACTTCAATTCAGGGTTGGCCTATCTCCTCAACAGGCGGCTGGGGGTGGCCCACTGCGTTGCTGGACCTTCCGCACTGATTGGAGCGAGCAACTTCTTTGAGCTGGCGGTGGCCACGGCTGTGGGGCTGTTCGGGGTGCATTCGGGAGCCGCACTGGCCACGGTAGTAGGCGTGTTGATCGAGGTGCCTGTAATGCTCTCGGTCGTTCGCATCGTCAACCGGACTCAAGACTGGTATGAGATGAGGAACGGGCTCTGACAGAGCAACGCTCTCAACATAGTGTCCGCTCTTGGCCGAAAGCGGACCCTCCGTCCACCTTGTGAAGTCGGCTCGGCGCCCGGAAAGGCATGACTTACAACCGCCTTACGGGATCGACGTGCGCCCCTCCGGCCGCTTCGTTGATTTGAGTCCCAATGGTGCTTAGGCCTTGTTGGAGAGCCGCATTGAAGTAAGCGTGACCAGTCGAGACATGATGATCCGAGATCTCGGGCAGCATCTGCGCCCACAAGAGCGACATTGTTTCTGCGGCGGGGTGTGCGGCGATTGCCGCGCGGAGGCCGTACTCAAGCGCTTTGATGTATCCCAGGTGGGCTGCAAGTTCTGCTTCAACGCCGGCATGGGTGCCGGTAACGCTTGGGGTGTCCATGTGAGCCTCCATCGACAGTGAGTGGAATAACGGCAATAGTGCGTTGGCCCCATATGGACCCAAGCCTTGAGCATCCTCAACGTTCTACTGCGTCCTGACCAGCTTCTTGTCGCGGTCGACACGTTGGCCGAGGACGCGCTGACCGGAGCGCCGTCTGCGGGGGCGAAGCTTCTCCTGATCCCCCAGCACAACCTAGTACTGGCGACTCGCGGGAGCGCGCAGTTCTTCCTGCGTATCTATGAGTTGACGCTACAGGCCAGCTTCCGCGCGGACTTCACCATGGAGCAGCTCGGCAGAGAGCTCGGCTTGGTAGTTGACCAACTCTGGCCGGCCTACGAGAAGGCCGCGCTGGAAGCAGGAGTGGCTCGGTCGGTAATAGGGACTGAGCTCGTCTTCGGAGGATGGTCCCCCCAGGCTGGGCGCATGGTGGCCACCGCATACGCCAAAAGCGTCAGCGGGGAACTCACGCGGGTGCAGCCGCTGGCGGGTGGTCTGGCCTCCCCTGGGGAGCCATTGAGAGGACGGCCGGATAGCTTCGAGCTGGAGGCGGTGCTGGACGCTGGCCGAATTCAGGCGTCATGGCTAAACAACATCAGCGGTCGTCAAGTCGCCGGCGGACGACTTCTGTGTTTAAGCTTGAGTCGATTGAGAGCGAATCTGACCGACCTAGGAGCGATATAGATCGTCTGGATCGAATCCAGCCGATCTCAGCATCCGATCGCGCCTAACCTGCTGCGTCCAATCTGCGTAGAGGGCTTCATGACTGACACGTTCAACGCCTTGGCAAAACGAACACGTCAGCTCAAGTCCAGCAGAGACTTTCGAAAAGCCCGTCCCTGCTGTAAGTCGACACTCCTTGTCGCAGATTCCGCATCTGCACTGTATTGCCTGAACGTTGTCGAGCATGCCGTTCGCCTGCAGCGGCGCTTGGATCCTCAGGATCCGAAATGAGCTAGGGGTAGGCATGTGTCTAGCAGGCTGAGGCAGGACACAGACGCAAAGGATTTCGCGCCAGAGAAGAGCCAAGGAACTGGACCTTACCTTAATCCAAGTGTGCTTCGCATGATGGGTGACTCTACGGAAGCAAATTGAATCGGAAAGGCACTCAAGCAGAAATGATTGCCCAGCAGCCACTGGCGATCTCTTCCGCGCCCGGGTCGCCGCGCAAACTGGAGCGTCGCTGGAGGTGCTCCCTCAACTCCAGTAGCCATGCAGGCCGATCACCATGAGGGTTCCTCACGTAGATGTCACATGCCAAGCGAACTATGGGAGCAACCTCATGGCGAAAGTTCAACGCGGGCAGGGAGCCCGCGTTGAAGGCCAACTCCCAGTGTGCTAGCTCTCTTTCGATGTCGACATAGTCTTTGTTGCGGCGGCTTTCCATGGCAGTTCTCCTTTAGAAGCCTGAACTCTACTCCCTCGATGGTGCAGCCGTTTGCGGCATCGTTCATAAAGCGGGGCTAGCGCCACGCTTAGGTAACAGTGAGTAGAGGAGCGTTTGCAAGGCAGCATCCAGCTGCAGTGGAGTGACGCATGAACAACATCGAGAAAGGCCAAGTAGCAAACAGTAACGACACCAACGATGCAAAGCGCGCTGGTCAGCAAGGGCAGCAGGGCCAGGTCGATGGCGAAGAGCTCGGCGGCGCCCCAGGTGGAAAGAGCGAGAAGGATCCGCAGAAGCAGCAGCAAAGCAGCCAGGATGGCGGCCAACAGGGAAGTGGTAAGGAAAGTCCGGGTGAGCAGCAGGGCGCTCGTCGATAGGGCACAACGAGAAGCCGCGCCTTGCGCGGCCTTCTTCTTAGCCGGCAGGAGCTAGGATCAATGGCTTTGCACGAGCAAGCGGTAGGCTTAATGACCAAAATCATGTACCAGTCGCGGCCTGCTGGTACGACGACTATGGGTCCATGCCGATCCTGCCACTCTCCAAGTCCGGGAGGAATGGAGTGTGCTCGCTGCCTAACGGAAGAATTGGGAAGAATCATAAAGAACCGCGGGGCCGCGACCCGCTGGCTTGATTCTTTCCTAAAGGTCCAGCAAGACGAGGCTCAGGTATTTCTGTGCGCTAGCCGCGCCAATCCTGATCCATGCGCCTGAGATCTCGAGAGTATTGGATCGAGCATGAGCTTTCACATCAGCATTTACGACAGGAACGGCAGAGGTCTGCGGCTTCCCGAGGGCTGGTGGATTGATCTATCGCGTGAGTGCCCTGCGCTGGTCAGGCGATCGACACGAATTGATCTGCCAATGTCTTCAGTTGACGAACATCCCAGAATAGACCCCGTCGTCCTGATGGATCTTCATCGTCGTATAGAAGGTGCCCAATGGCTGACCTAGAAAAATACGACCCCGTATGCGTGCGCTGGCTCAGCTTTCGCCTGCGAAACGGACAGTCGATCGGTCCTGAAAAATTGAAGGCTGTATGGTCAGATGCTGCCGAGACCAACAGCTGCAGTGTCCGCAGAGAGCACGGCCCTGACGGTCATGTTGTCTATGTGCTGTATGCGTCACGTGGTCTTCCGATGCCGCGAAGGGCAGAAATGCGTTTGCGGTCAATGCTTGAAGACGCTGGATATGCGTTCACCATGGGGGCAATTGCCGGCCGACATCCTGTCGGTGGGTAAGGGGACCTTCGCGGCCCTGAATTGGCGAAGGGTCATCGCAGGCTGTGCGACGGCGAAGCGTAAGCTGCTCGGCATGCTCCCTTCCCTCGGCTACCAAGGCTTCCGCACTGCTCCTATCCCTGCCGGGTGGGTGCAGATGGGCGAGCGCTGGGCACTGTGGTGGAACGGGCGCGAGGTCGCCAGCGTCACCCCGGCCCGCGAGGGCGGCTACCGCCTCCATATGAACGCCCTGAAGATGTGGCAGACCAAGAACGCCCCGGTCGCCAACATCCGACAGGGTAAGCGCTTCGCCGAGCGCTGGTGCGCCGCCAGGCTGTTCCCGGGCCTGCCGCTGCGAGAAGCGGTCGTCCACTTGACCGACAGCACTCCTATCCGACCGGCGCCGCCGCTGCCGGGTCTTCCGCCGACCCGTGAGCAACAGCAGCAGGCGGAACGCCTATACGCGGCAGCGGCTGCAGCATCGGCCCGCGTGAAGGCCGCATTGGAGCCGATCCGGCCGCCGACGGAGATCAAGCCCTGGGCAAAGGGGCCATGGAAGGGGAGAATCCGACCCAGCAATGCCGATTTCTCAAGGGTGTGACCACTCCCTTGGTCGTCGCGGGGGCTACTCTATTCGTCGCGAAGCCTGGGGTGCTGCAGGGCCACGATGAGATTGATGACGCCCGAGCGGTGGCTAGACCGCTACTTCGAAGAGGGCAGCCGCCCGTCGATGCAGGTTCTGCAGCGACTGCTGCGCGAAGGCAAGCTGCCCGGCCGCAAGGTCGGCGGTGCCTGGTTCATCGACGAACACGAATGGCTGGCGAATGGCGACGATCTTGTCCTGAGGGTCTTGAGTAGTTCTTAGGGCTGGAGGCAGTCCCGCCGCCTGGCTTCGGGATCGCCTTGGGTTCGGAGCTATAGCCACGAATTGGCTCCGCATCCAATGAGGGGTAGCATCCGCTCAGGCAGCCACGCCGGCTGCAGGACGCCCTCTTGGGGATGACCCCAGAGGCAGGGGAGTGGGCGCTGTGAAAGGATTTCTGATGCTCTGTCTGGGGCTGGCATTGGCGTGGACAAGCGGGGCTGATGCGCGCGGCGTTCGGGTCAGCGGTTACGTCAAGAAGGACGGAACCTATGTCGCCCCGCACTACAGAAGCGCTCCGAATCGGTCGACCCTGGACAACTACTCAACCCGGGGGAACTACAATCCCTATACGGGCCAAGCTGGCAAGAAGGATCCGTACGCGCTGCCTCCGCCGAGTGGAGGATACGGATCCGGATATGTGCCCGGTGCCCCGGCGTCGACCTATGCCCAACCGGTCTATAGAAGCCCTTCGGCTCCGACGGAACAGCCTACCTATCGCTTGGCAGACTCCCGCGGCGGTTGGCCCAGGTTCAACGCGCCGGCCACCGCAAGCCCGGAGAGTGTGGACGATACGGAGCGCTACGGTAGCGGCCGCGCCAACTATCTGGCATCGGCGGCGGGGAGTCTCTGCAACGACTTCTTGCTAGCCGCTGATGAGATGGCCAGGTCGGCAGAGACTTTGGCCAAGTGTGCTTCGCGGATGGACCCCAGGCAGACCTGCGCAGTCGAGGCTGATGACGCTATGCAGTCGTCCATTCGATACCAAGTCAGCGCAAGCAAGGCACAGAGTTACTGTCGCGGGCCGTAGCAGATCGAGTGGAGAAATCGCCATGTCTGGTGAAGATTGCACCGTACCGTGGGAACTGAGGGCTATCGGTGCACATGACGTCGGGATCCTTTTAGGCTTGGCGCCACGCACGGTCCAAGAGACCGTCGCCTGCAGGCCGGATTTCCCTTTACGCGTATCAATGCGGCCAGCGACTTGGGTAGCAGGAGAGGTTCTCAAATGGAGGGATGAGAACAGGGGCATTCCGAAGGGCCGGAAAGGCAATCGGAGCAGTGCATCGGCCGCCGCCGCTAAGCCTGCCGCGCGCCGGTCCGCCGGCGACCCTTAGTTATCCGGTTCGTCGGTGCTAACAGAGCCGCAAGCCTCTCATCGGCCGAGCCAGGGCGGGGGACTGATTGGGATGCTCTTGGTGCTGTTGGCTCTACTGCCGATGCCCGCCGCGAGCGCTCCCACCAATCCTCAAGATCGGCCGGGCGAACGCGATCCGACCTGGCACTAGCTCCTAGCCGGACAGCCACCAGTTGTCCTGCATCAATGGCTCTGCGAACAGTCTTGGGCGAGCAGGCGCTGCGTCCTGCCGCCTCGGCCAGCGTCATCAGCTTTCCAGGCAGGGTCATTAGCGTTTCCCGTTTCGTTGATCGTAGCGGCGCAGCCGCGCCAATGCTTCCTCCATCTGGGGAGACGCAGGGGCCAGGGAGGGCGACGCGCCGGCCGCCACCTTGGATTTCCAGCCGCTGGAGCTGTGGATTGCCCTGTACAGCTCGTTCTTCTCGTAGAGCTTCTTCCCCATGAACTGTCGGGGCAAGAGGTCGTACTCTCCGGCCTTCGTATTGAACTGACTGACCGACACTCCGCAGTAGTGCGCGGCCTCGTCCACGGTCAGCCAGTCTTTGCCAGAAAGGTCGATCCGCAGGGTGATCAGCTGCTTCCTCAGCAGCGCGATCTCCTGCTCAAGCCGCAGTGCGGCTGGCAACTCGTCCATGGCTTCTCCTTGGTCTGTAGCCGAGAGTAGCGCCCTGGTGCATGATCGGCACTGGCCATTGGGGGGGCATTCAATGACTGGGGACGTGCTGTCGCGCGCTGAAGTCGAAGAGATCACTCGGACCCCGATCAGGGCTAGGCAGTTGGCCTTTTTTTGCCAGAACCGGATCCCTCACCAAGTCGACGAGTACAACCGAGTGATCGTACTGCGTAAGGCAGTTGGCGCACCTGAAAGGCCCGGCGCCCTCAGGCCGCTGTGGCGCTCCAACAAGGTGGTCTGAAATGTCTGAAAAGCTGTGCCTCACCAAGGATGAGATCAAGGCGCTGACGCGTACGCCTCAGAAAGCTCGCCAGCTGCAGTTCCTTCGCCAGAACGGTATCCGGCATTACATCGATGGGCACGGATGGCCGGTGGTCCTGCGGGCAGCAGTGGGCGTCATCGACCCGCCCCCTGCTGACAAGACCCTCGAATGGTGGCCGAACAAAGCCGGACCACGTCCCGGCTGATCGGCCAGGCAAAAGAATTTCAAACCCATAACACGATAGGGAGGGGCATCAGCCTCTCCTCTATGCCGGCGCAATGCCGGCTCCCTACTGACTAGGAGCCTATCGTGTTCATCGAACGATCCAATTCCCCCCTCGAGTACCTAGCCGCCTTCGCGGTTGTCTTCATGGCAGGGGTCCTCTGCCGCGGCCGTCTCAGCTGAAGGCTGGAGGGAGCCTCCCATGAGGCTCCCGTCTCTGCAATCTGATTCCTCCCCCCCGCGAAATTTGGTTCCTTGGAGACTTTTGGTCTAGATAAATCAATGGGTTGTGAAAAGTTTTTTTTTACAGGAGCTACGCGTCTTCGTCAGGCTCGCGCTGGCAACTAGTCTTTGCCCATCGTCAAACGAGGACATCGCAGTGCAGAAAAATCAGCAAATGGCCCTACGCGTTCTGCGAAGGGACGAGGTGCAGAGGCGCCTAGGAATCGCCCGGTCAACTATCTACGCCTACTTGAATCAGCGTGCCGCGCCCTACCGACCGGAGTTCCCCAAGCCGGTCTATCAGGGCAGTGCGATGGGCTTCATCGAGCAGGAAGTCGATGAGTACGTTCTTGGCCTGATGCGTGCCAGGGGCAGCTAG